ATTTTCTATCAAATTCTCTTTTAGAGATAATAGATGTTTTAGAAAATAATACCACCCCACTAAGATAAGACTCGGTATCGTTGCAAAGATTTTTAAACACATGGTTAGTGGATCGGTCGTAGTCGTACTTTCCATCATTGGGATCAAAATATAAATCAAAAATTGTATTGTCTATAACCTGTATCCCGGGCCACACACACCAAAACAACGATTGTGTTTCAGTTTCTAATAACGTTTTATATTCGTCATATGTAGAAATTACATATCGATTATATCTGTATCTACTAGCAATTCTATCATGTTCTTTTTTGTCAATTAAATATTTTCTATCAAATTCTCTTTTAGAGATAACGGATGTCTTAGAAAATAATACTAGACCGCTAAGGTAGGATTCAGTAGTATCGCACAAATTTTTAAATACATGGTGGATAGTTCTATCATAGTCCAATGCACCGTTATTAGGATCAAAATATAAATCAAAAATATCGGTATCAATAATTTCCGTATTAGGCCATTGACACCAAAACATTTTTTGTGTTTCATCGTTGACAATTTTTAAGTAGTCAGCATAGTCAGTAATTGAATAAACGGGATATTGAAATTTACTAACTATTTGATTGTATTCTTTTTTGTCAGCAGCATATTGATTATTAAACTCACTCTCTGACAACGTCTTATATTTACTACAAAGAATTAGACCGCTAAGATACGAGTCAGTGTTGTTACAAAGATTTTTAAACACATGATTTTCCCTACGATCGTAACTGTTATGATGGCTAAAATATAGATTAAAAACAGTTTCATCAATAATGGTTATCTCTGGCCATTTTAACCAAAACATATCATCTGTAATTTGACTATACTCGTTATAAGATGTTGGAGAATAGGTATTGTATTTTTTAGGTGTACTAGCTAAAATATCAATTTCTTTTTTTTCAGAAAAAAATCTATGAAAGAATTCTCTTTTAGAGACTACTGAATTTTTAGGGAACAAACAAATGCCATCAAAATATTTCCCATTCTTAAAAATGTGAACTATATTATGATTATGTACAGGAACTTTATAATCAAATTTAAATGTGTCGTCAACTATTACATCAGGCCAAATAGCCCAGAACATGTCAGTTGTTGATTCTTCTTTTGATTTTAAATAATCTTCATATGTTGTTATATTAAACTTATCATATCCGATTGGTGTACTAGCTAAAATATCTATTTCTTTTTTTTCAATAAAGAATCTGCTAGTAAATTCTCTTTGAGATATATTTAATAACTTAGGAAACAAACTAATACCGTCGTAGTGTTCATTATTTTTAAAAACATGAACATACATGTCATCCCACTTCGTTACTTTATAAGTGTTTAGATCGAAGTTATTAGATAGTTTTAGATCATCATAGATAACCCAAAACATTTTTGTAAACGATTTGTTTTTTAATTCTGTAAAAGATATAGGAGACTTTACTAGTTGAATTCTAGGATATAAAGTTTTTAATCTGTAAAATTCTTCTAGGTTAGTAGTAGTTGATAAAAAGAAAATATCATACATATTCTGACATTCTAAAATATGTCTTACATAATTCTATAGTTTCAGCGTATAGATCGCAGGTATACTTACTTTGAGTCGAATCTAAGTTTGGCCAATGAAGGCCAAGACCTAATTTAATAAGCTCTCCAAATTCAGCAATCTTTTCTTGGATGACTGATTCGTTGTTTTCAAAAGACTTTACTTCTAAATTATATATAGATCGTAGTATTTCAAAATCACGAACTTCAACATAATCCCAATCTGTGCAATTAGCACGATATGTTCCCATCCTTGCACCTAATACTGCCATTGATCCGTTTGTGATATGAGATCCAACAGTTGACCACATACGCAACCGATGAATATTGTGCCACCATATACGTTGTTGTATTTCTTGTGGAGGGACTTTCTCACCATCAAGCAAGGTCATCTTTACACCCTCGCGGAAGCCGGCACGCCAGGCTTGAAAGGGACTGCCTGTAACTATACTTTCACTAAAACTCATAGGAAAATTCTGATAGCCGTCTTCCCAACAAAAATCTACTTGAGCTCGATCACTTTCTGCAGCTTCGTGTGTTTTCATATCTAAAACAAATTGTTTGTTCCAAATTTTAAGGCCGCCATTACCATAACGCAATCCATTAATTTGATTTCGGCCGCACCACCCATAGACTTGTATTTTAGGATCGCTCATGTCTAACTCGACATTAAAAAATTTTGGATCTACAATGTTGTCTGCATCTACAGTAACAAACCAATCAGTTTCAGATTTTTCAGCGGCTGCTTTATGGGCAGCATCGCTACCCTTAACGCCATGTACACGCTTTGCCCACGGAACCTTATTACACAAGTCTGCATAATGCAAATCTGCATTAGGTTCATCGTAGCTTAGAAAAACAACATCAAATTCAATTACTTTTACTTTCATACTATTTCAATTGTATAATTAGGAAAAAATCGTTTTGTATAAACACTAAATTTTTCCAACGGATGATCAATTTTTACTGTTTGCGCTTTAGCTATCAAGTCATCAATAGACATCGTTACTACTTGGATTATAACATTAGGGTCGTTATAATCAGTTATCAAAAACGTCATCTGCGTTGAGCCTGCCCAACGGATTTTTCTTTTTTGTTTGCTACTAGATTTTTTTGTGCCGTTGTACTTTGATGATAACTCGAATTTTAATTTACTATTTTTAAAATTATAAGTTAGATATACATCTTCTTCGCCTTCAAAAGAAGACCATTTCTTTTCAATAATTCTATGTAATACATCGTCGATTTTATTAATAACTTGTAATTCAGCAATTTGAAAATTGCCCGAATCAAAGTCAACAAAGCAAGACGTCAATTGAATTTTTCCGTCGTTGATTAGTTGTGCAGTTTCGTCGTCAACTTCCGCTATATGTGATTCGTTTTTTACTGCATGTTCTGGGTATAAGCCTACAATTGATCCGTCGGACGGCTCGTATTTTGCAAAAAACTTTGGACGACTAATTGAAAATGTTTTAATCCACTCGTCAAAATCTATTTCTGCCATAACACTTCCTCCTGAAGACTAATGATCTCATCTGTGATTGTATCTTTTTCTACATAGTGTACAATGTCATATTGTCTGTGATTTCCAATTTTAATTTCATTTTTTGTATTAAAATAAAATCCTACATGATTAGACCATACATCGGCGGCCCAAGGCCAATTTTGTACCATCGGTTTCATATGTACAACTTTTGGAAATTCTAAATCATGCGATATTTCATTTTGTATATCTAAAATTTTAGCAGACAACGCAAACGCTTCGTCAGTTCCTACAACTCGAGGTTTAAAATCAGGAAAGAACGTATTCTTAAATTCTATTGGATTTTTAATAATATGTCTGCCTAATGTAAAGAACTCTTTAGCTAGTATACTGTCTCTTTTAAAGAAAGTAAAGAAACTATAAAGATTGGGCAAATTATTTTTTTCAAACGCAGTTCTATAAAAATTATTTGAAACAACTTCGCCTCTATAGGTATACGATTTATTTGGAATATAAAGTTCTGAATTTTCAACAAAATAATCAATCTGATGACTGATATCTCTCGAAAATAACATATCAGCATCTAAGCACACCGTATAATCAAAAGGAGAAAGTTGATCCATCCAACTACGACCATCCCATCCTTTTTCTTTATCCCATTCAATTATGTGATCAAAGACCCACGGAGATTTAAATTCCTTCACGGCATCCGGAGTTGAGGTCACTAGTGCTACATTATTATAACCCCATTTTTGAGTATTTTTAATACTCAGTGCTAGAGAATATGCAAGTTTATTATAGTCGATATCAGAATTATCAGATGCAAAAATTAAGTAGCCAAAGTTCATATTAACTCCAATAAATTATTTTTATGTCTAATAATACTTTGTTTATTCATAATATGCGTGTCCTGCCCTACAACTGTGCATGCTACAAATCTATCAGGAGCATTAATATCAGTAATAAGGAATGTCAATTTATCCTGGTTAACATCAACTAGCATATCTTTATCGTGTACTGTAAGTATAGGAGGTAATGCATCGTCTAATACTGTTTCAAACCCATCAATTATATGTTTTGCAACGCTAAATGCAATATCATTTCGATATTGCTTAGGGCTATATCTATATAGGTCAGAAAATAGTTGATAATTTTTTTCTATGTGTTTTACTAAATTAAAGAATAATTTAGATTCTGCATCTTTAGTAAAAATTACAGTAGTTGCCCATAATAAGTGTACACCCACATCAGAAACAGTTTTGTCTAAAAATCCAATACGCTCGCCTTGAATGTCATTCATTGCCGACCCTATCATTAGCGAGTGATCTAATTCTAGATATTTTGATAGCTTGTTAGAGAATATAAGGTAATCGGAATCAATTAATAAAGTTTTATCATATGGTGATAACTCAAAAGCCATCGATCTACCGGAATTGATAAAAGGAACAACTGACGATTGGGCTCCGTCATTTAATAAACGAGAATTATAGTTTGCAGGTCTATCAGTTAAAATAAAATTCTCAAAAACTTCATTAGCTTTATTCCATACATTTGATTCTTTCATCCACTCAACTGTAGATTGGTCTGTAATTAAACTAAACGGGATGTTTAGATATTTTTTTGCAAGGCCTCCGGCAATGATTGCCGTGACTGCATAATCGACATCTCTGCTGTTGTATGCAAAAATTAATCCGCCGGTAGTCATAGTTCAATATCTAATAAAGTTGTTACTGATCTGCTTTTTTTAATCTTTTCAAATTCAACTTGGTATTCAGTCACTGCTGAAAAATATGAATCAAAAATCTTATCTTTAAACTCAATAAGATCAGCTACCATTACCGGAGTTTCATTTGAATCTAAAATAACAACGTCTGTAGTCCTGCCTTCGTCAATTAGCAATTTAACAAAAGCAATTAATGCATGGTCAATTTTAAAAATTCCAGAGTTATAACCAATTGTCATTTTGGCTGTAAGTTTTTCTTTCAGCGTCTTTTTTTGGATGGCTAGTGATTGTTTAAAATTTGAAAAATCCAAAGCCTGCTTTAGTAACGAGTTGTCTTCCATACAACAGTCCTCCTATAATATATGTAGTTTATTTATTAGGAGAGAAATCTTGGATTTTATTTTCTGATTTTAGGCAGGGGCACTTATTTCGGAGTAGGTAGGAGTTGGAGCACTGAAAGATCGAGCTATTAAATCAGGATATAATGCACCAACAGCACGGATATGGCTTACTGATAATGTCATTGACCCTTGTACTAAATCACCAGGGGCAGGTGGGCCTTCGTCGATGTAATTATCTTGCCATTGGGATGTAAATGTGATTGATGTTGCAGTGCCGGAAGAATTGTTACTAACATTGCATCTAGCTCTTAACACCCATTTGTTTGCACTGTATGTTCCTGACACACCTTGATTATACCATTGTTGATCTGAACTAGTCAACGAATAAAAGTTAACTGCTGGTGAATTTCCGCCAAACGAGGGAGGTACTGCACTCAACGAT